AGGTCGCATAAGAAAATGGCGAATTTATTGCTTTCCTAACGTAACATTTGAAAACTAAGAATGTGATCAATCTGATGACACTTACAAAAATTCGCGGCGTGTCAAAATGTCACAAAAACGTTCGCTAGTGTTACACTTTTGACTCAAAGCGTACGCTTGCCAAAAGGACAGATTCAATGAGAGGATGCAGTATGCCAAAACAGGACGCAATCAAAATAGCACAGGACACGTTGCGGGAATGTAAATGGTGTTTTGCAAAACTACTGACACACAGGAGTTCGTTTTGTACCAAGGAATGCAGTGACAAATACTGCAATTTTAACAGATGGCCGCCGCCTGTCCTGTTGTTAAATAGGTGTATGAATTGCGAGCAAAGGTTTACGGCAACTGGATTTAGAAAATATTGTAGTGATGATTGCCGTAAAAATTATGATGCAAAACATCCGGCAGGAAATTGCAAAGGCTGTGGATCTCATTTCTTTTGTAGAGAAGTCAGCGGAAAGGAATACTGTTCCAATTGTAAAAGACCAGTGTGTGAAATTGACTGTCAAGATTGCGGAATAACTGTTGAAAAACGTGGAGGTCAAACAACTCGTTGTGTTGATTGCCAAAAACGTAAAGTCAACAGGGCTTGGATAAGAGCCCGTCGAAAACGGCAGAAGAATAGACAAAAAGTAATTGAGCCAATTGGTGTCCGTCAGTTATGGATTAGAGATCATCAAACCTGTCAGCTATGCAAAAAGAAAATTGATTGGGAATTGAAATGGCCAGATCGTATGTCAATGTCTGTTGATCATATTATACCTATATCATTTGGCGGAACGGATGAGGCTATTAACGTTCAGGCTTCTCACTTGAAGTGCAATCTTCGTAAACATGCCACCGGCGGTTCTCAAATGAGGTTGTTCGGATGACTGCAGGAAGACCACGAGTACCTGATGCGATTAAGATTGCCAGAGGAACGCTGCGCAAGGACAGGCAGAACAAAAATAAACCAAAGGTGCAGGGCATACCCAAGCGTCCATTCCCGGCTAGATCTATTGAGGGAAAGAAGTGGGATGAGGTAGTTGACGGACTGCAACGATTGGGCTTGATTGATGAGATAGACGGAACGAATCTGGAGGGGCTGTGTATCTGTTACGGGCTGGCTGTTAATTCACAGAAGATGTTAGATGAAGAGGGTTATGTCACTGGAGCGAATCTGAACCCTTGGTACAAGATCAACGCAGAAGCGTGGGCACGAATCAGGATGTATTCCAATGATCTAGGGTTAAGCCATTTAGGCCGCCAGAGATTAGAGGCAAAGAATCCAACGATGCAGGAAGAAATGGAATCTAAATATCTTGGCTGATTACTTCGACAAAGTGGCCGGGCAGCACGCTGTAGATTTCTTCACTGATATGTTGGTTCATGTCAAAGGTGCAGAAGCTAATAAACCGTTCACTTTGTTGTCATGGCAAGAGAAAATCGTCAGGGATTTATTCGGCACAAAGCGAGCGGATGGCACTCGACGTTTCCGCAAGGCTTATATTGAAGTGCCACGTAAAAACGGTAAGTCGTTATTCGCTGCTGGGTTGGCTTTATATCTATTGCTGTGCGATGGGGAAGAAGGCGCGGAGGTTTATAGTGCGGCCAGTACACGGGATCAGGCCAGTCTTGTCTATTCAATGGCCGCTCAAATGCTCCGAAAAAATGAAGTCCTTAGCAAGCACGTTAAAATCCGGGACTCAGTTAAACGCATCAACTACCCGAAGACGGACAGCTTCTATCGAGCCATCGCAGCGGAAGCCGGTCAAGCACATGGATTCAACGCACACGGGATTATATTCGACGAAGTCCACGCCATGCCGGATCGTGAGTTATGGGATGTTCTTGACACGTCCACAGGTGCCCGGAGACAGCCGCTAACGATCGCAATTACAACGGCAGGGTTTGATCGGTCTTCTATCTGCTGGGAGCTTCACAAGTACGCTGATCAGGTTGCATCAGGCGGCATTAAAGACGAATCGTTTTACCCGGTAATCTACAGTGCAACACCGGAAGACGATTGGCGTGACGAAGCCGTATGGGAACGAGTGAACCCCTCGATTGATGTGGCAGTGTCGCGAGACTACTTAAGAGAACAAGCTGCCCGTGCAGAGGAAAACCCAGCATTTGAAAATACATTCAGACGTCTACATTTAAACCAATGGACGGAACAGCAGTCTCGTATTATCTCAATGGCTAAATGGGATTCATGTAAGAGGGAATACAACCGGGCTAGTTTACACGGGCGGGCGTGTTACGCGGGTTTAGATTTAGCCTCAACAATGGACGTGACGGCGTTCGTGTTAGTCTTCCCGGAACCTGACGGATCAATGAAAGTCTTGCCGTGGTTTTGGATTCCCGAAGATAACATCAATGCGCGTGCTGGTTCAGACCAGCGTATGATTAGAAACTTCGCAAGCCGTGGATCCGTGGAAACAACAGACGGAAATGAAGTTGATGTTATATTCCTGGCGGGGCGCATAGCGGAAATCTGTGAACAATACGACGTTCAATATATAGGATTTGATCCGTGGAATGCGGCGGGCGTGACGCAACTAATGAAGACGTATGGAGTTCCGGAGCATACTTTGGTTAAGATGCCACAAACATTCGCAACCTATAACGAGCCATTCAAGAAGTGTCTAAGTTTATTAGGTTCGGGGATGTTCAATCATAATGGCAATGCAGTGCTACGTTGGATGGCTTCTAACGTTGTCCACAGAGAAGATACAAACGGAAACATTAAACCAGACAAAGGCAAGTCTGCTGAGAAAATAGACGGCATTTCTGGTACATTTATGGCAATGGCTTTGCTATTAAAACACGGTGAGGACGTTAGCGCATACGCTGAAACAGGTTCTGGCGTAGTGCTGTTCTAGGCGGAATATGCAGATGGAATACGGCGTAACGGAATACATCGTCAACGCTAACCCGCTGGAAAATCCAAACATTAGCATTCGCGATCCGCGCGTTTGGCAATCCGTGTTCGGTGGTGGAAGTCAGGCCGACTCAGGCGTAACGGTAAGTCCGCGCACTGCGCTAGGCTATCCACCGCTCTGGCGTGCTATTAATCTAATCAGCGGCGATATAGCAAAGCTGCCATTGAACGTCTATCGCAGGTTGCCAGACGGCGGCAAGGAAGTCGATAAGAAACACCCGGCCTATTATCTGCTGAACCGGGAAGCCAGCCCTACACGCGATGCTATGAGCTTTAAAGAAGCACTGGCAGGCAATGCCGTATTGCGTGGCAACGGGTACGCTGCAATCCTAAGAGACAACCGAGGCGCACCGGCAGAGTTACGTATCATGTCGCCTGCCGATACATATCCTGTCGTGACTGATGGCGAGGTGTGGTATGTGTCAACGGCTGACGGTAAGCAATTCAGATTGCCGGGCCGGGACGTCTTCCATTTAAAAGGGTTGTCGGCTGACGGGCTGGTAGGCTACGACCTGATCGATTTAATGCGTGACGCTCTTGGCGTAGGTATGGCAGCACAAGCTTATGGCGCGAAGTTCTTCGGTAATGGTGCCAACGCTTCCGGGATTCTAATGATCCCGCACCATGTGTCAGACGAAAAAATCCGCAACACAATATCAGCCTTCGACTCCATGATCAGCGGCGTTAATAACGCACACAAAGTAGGGTTGCTACAGGACGGCGTAAAGTATCAACAGTTATCTATCACACCGGACCAGGCGCAGTTCCTTGAAACTCGCCAGTATGAAATCCGTGCCACTGTTGCGAATATCACATCATGCCCACCGCATAAGCTAGGTGACGATTCGCGCACGAGTCATAATAGTTTAGAGGCTGAGAACCAAAGCTATCTCGACGAGTGCTTAGATAGATGGCTTCGTAAAATAGAAATGGAAGCATCACTCAAGCTGCTTTCTGAGAACGAGCGCCGCAACGATACACACTTTATTGAGTTTAACCGTAACGCACTGTTGCGAATGTCATCACAGGACCGGGCTAACTATTACGCTAAGTTGCAGGAACATGGTTCACTAACTGTCAACGACGTTTTGCGTGCAGAGAATCTTCCAACGATTGGCGAGAAGGGTGATAGGCGATACCGTCCAGGCAACCTATTAGAAATTGGCGAGGAACCTGACACGTCAGAAACTGAACAGGTAACGCAAATCGTTCCCGAACCACCGCCAGCTCCTGAACCCGAACAGCCTAACGATAGGCTTCTGAATATCTTTGTAGATTCCACAGTCGAAAAGGCGCTTGCCGTGGAACGTGACAGGGTAACGAAGGCCGCAAAGAACGAATCGAACTTCATTGAATGGGTTGATGCCTACTATCCGAAGTGGGTTGAACACAACGCGAGTACACCTGAACTGGCTGCCGCATATCTGGCGCATGCCAAAGAATCAATTGCATCACTGTTAGATGTAACCGGATGCTGTACACAGACTGGTTTACCTTCTGCCGTGGCTGATTGTGTAGCCACATGGACAGACCGCGCAGGCACATTGAAATCAAACATTTTAAGGACTGATACCGATGACTGACATTAA